TGATGGTTCAGCAGCAACAGCAAGAGGTTCTTTCACGAACAGTCAGAGCGCCAGTGGATGACGCCGCCAGCGTAGACCTGACGCTCCCAAATAAGGACGATAGGAAAGGAAAGGTCTTAGGCTTCAACAGCACGAGTGGAAACCCAGAAGTCACCCAGCAAGTAACCGGCGCGGCGGTCAATGTATCTGCTGTAAGCGCTGGTGGAAATGCAACAGGTTCTGTCGCAGTATCTGGCGGCACAGCTACATTCGCGCTGGGTATTCCTACTGGTGCAACTGGTCTAACTGGTGCAACAGGTCAAGCTGGTGGTGGTTTAGCAAACATAGTTTCTGACACGACCCCACAGCTAGGTGGCAACCTAGACATGAATGGTAAGGACATTGTTACGGTCTCTAATGCTACGCTGGACTTAGCGCCAGCAGGCACTGGTACAGTAGTTGTACGAGGCAACACTAACTCAGGTGCTGTTGTATTTAACTGTGAGAGTAACACCCACGGACAAAAAGTATTTGGTCAGCCTCACTCAGCTTCTGTAACCAACACGCTTATGCTTCCCGCTGGGAACAACTCAACTTTAGTGTCGCGGGTTTCTGTAGATACCCTAACTAATAAGACGTTGGCAGCACCTGTGGTTAATGGTGGCGCGGTCTTTAACGAAGATTCCGCTGACGTAGATTTTAGAGTTGAGTCAAACGGAAACGCAAACATGGTGTTTGTTGACGGTGGCAATAATAAAGTAGCTATCGGAACCGCAACCGCTACGGCTATGCTCACTGTTGCGGGTAGCCTTAAACCTATAAGCTATGAGGAAACGTATGTGGCCCTTACTGCGGGTTCTACTGTTACGTTAAACCTAGCAGCGGCAACAAATTTCTCTTTGACAATGGCCCAAGGCACTACGTTTGCTTTTAGTAATCCGCCTGGTTCTGGGACAGCTTATTCTTTTACACTTATGGTTACTCAACACAGCAGCGCCGTTACTATTACTTGGCCAAGCAGCGTTGATTGGGCTGGTGGCTCTGCCCCTGCCGCAGCGGGTAACAATGAGGTTCAAGCTTATGCTTTCTTAACCAGAGATGGCGGCACGACATACTACGGTTTTTTGGGAGGAACAGCCATTGGCTAACTCATTTAAAACAATACTTATGGGTGCAGCGGGTACTTCTCTGGGAGACTATTGGATTTTTCATTACGGAGAAACACAAGCTCAGAATGCCAAGCCAACTCAACCCGTCTCTGTTGCGGTAGATTCAAATAACAACGTGATTACCATTGGAAACCAAAAAAATAATAAACCCTCAAATGCGGGGGCTGCGCCTTTTATAACTAAAATTGCTACAGATGGTAGCCTTGTGTGGGCAAGGTATATTTACGCTTCTGCAAGTGGTACTGATCGGGGGCAAATATTTGGTGTAGGCACAGACTCCAATGATAATGTGTTTGCATTGGGCGAAGGCTTCTTCCCTAATAATAATCTATCCGTTGTTATAAAATATAATAGTAGTGGCGCTTTACAGTATATAAAGGGTCTTAGCTCAGTTAAAGGAGAGTTTAAAGGCGGCGGTGTGTCTCCGAATGGTACGCCATACGGCGTTGGGTATATGTCGGTCGGTTATGGTGAACAGCCAGATTTGACCATACATAGATTTAATAATGCAGGTGCAGCAGTTGCGGGAGCGCAGCTAAACACTGACCGTGGTATTGGTGCTGACGTGGCATTTGATTCCAGCAACAACTGCATCGCTATTGGTACGGGAAGAATTTCTGGTACTAGGACTGATGTATCTATTGTCAAAATGAACGCGTCTAATAATGCATTTGCATGGGGAAAAACTATATCTACAGCGGATGGAGCCTACAGCCTTACTTTAGGGAACCATCCCATAGGTGGTCCCGACAGTAACGGCGATTTTGCAATGATCTGGCAAAGCAACAGAGATTCGCAAGCTAATTCTTCATCTGTTATTCATAAATTTGCGGGTTCTAATGCCGCTCCCGTTTGGAAAAAAAAGATTGTTACAAGTAACGGCAGGATACAAATAAAAGACGGTGTTGCAGTAGATGCTGATGATAATTGGTATCTGATAGGTCACAGCACAAAAGGCTCCGAGTCTGAGCGTGTATTAATAATGAAATTAAATAGCTCTGGGGCTTTGCAGTGGGCAAATAAGTTAACTATAAATAATGTGGCCACAGAGATTAATGGGCGCTTTACAGATATTAAAATTGATTCAAATGGTGACATAGTTGCCTGCTCTGCTGTGCAAATGGCAGCTAGTGGTGTTGTAAATTCACAGATAACTTTTAAAGTACCTGCCAGCGGAGAATTTACTGGGACGTTTGGAGACTTTGTTTTCACTTCTGTGACCAGTGACATTACTGTGTCTAATGACACAGATAACGCTTACAACAACACCGCGAGTAGGGTGAACGGGATTCCTGCTTATGGTAACGTAGGGCAAACTAACGGCGTCCTTTCTCAATCGACAGAGTTAGTAGACATTTAACCATCTAAGCATAGGAGCATACACAGTTGGCATATATTAAAATTACAGATGGAAATCAGGTACGTTACAGCCTGGGCCAACTTCGCAAGGACAACAAAACAGTATCCTTTCCAAAGGTAATAGCAGAGGAAACGCTGGCAAGCTACGGAGTTTATAGTTTTGTTTTTGCTGATGCGCCTTCGTATAATGTTTCGACAGAAGTTATTACTTTAAGCGAAACAGCAACACAAGTTGGTGGAAAATGGACTTATGTTTGGACGGTTAGGGACAAAACCTCTGCGGAGCTTGCTGCTGATGCAGCCTATACAGCTACTTCTGCAAGAAATGTACGAGATGGCTTGCTGGCTGAAACTGATTACTTGGCCCTTTCAGATGCTACTCTGTCTTCTGCAATGGCAACCTATCGTCAGGCTCTCCGTGACATCACAGGTCACTCCGACTGGCCCAACCTTGTTGCTGGCGATTGGCCGACTAAACCTTAAAGATAAAATGAAATGGTTATTCCCCTTAGTATTTTTAATAGGCTGTGCAGAAATAAGAATGCCCACTCCTGTTTCATTGCCTTCTATTTGCATGGGGGAGAAGTTTTGTGAGGACAGGAAAGCAGCCGAAACATTGGCGGCAATGGGTTTTGCTGATGCTGGGCTTGTTATTATGTGCAGCAATCCTAACGTCAGAAACATTTTGGAGGTGGAATGCGGGTCAGATGCGTTGCAGTATCCCTAGTCTTGCTGATGTCTCCATGTTTTGCCCAGGACGGGAGCGTTGAGGGTGACTTTAACAGCAACACGGGGAACAATGGAAGCAATGTTGAGAGCAACAACGAAAGCTTTTCAACATCCAACACATACAATGGAGCAGGCAGCGCGCCAGGTTCTCAGCCACCGCCTACTGCTAGCGCACCTACCGTCATGGGCGCGGGTGGAACAGATAGTTGTCTCATGCCAAAGACTAGCGGAGTTCAGGTTTCTTTATTTGGGTTTGCAACTGGCAACATGGAACAAGATCCTGAATGCAATCGGCGCAAGGATGCACGGCTAATGGGGCAACCACAGCCACATGGGCTAGGCCTACAGATTTCTGGTCTGTCAGTAATGTGCGCTTCACCTGTTGTATTTAAAGCAATGGCTATGTCGTCAACGCCCTGCCCGATCTACGACATTAAAACAGGACGTATTTTAACTGGACGACCAGCATATGAAGCGATGCGAAAAAACCCAACGATATATGTGACGGGTTACGATAACGACTTGGCGTTTTGGAACGCCTTTCTGAGAATGGATTTAAAGGAGCTACCTGATGTTGAAGTTAACCAAAGTAATGCTGGGCCTTCTTTGTCTAGCCGGTTCAGGGCTAAAAGCGCAACAGACACTGGAAGTACAGGGACTGCAAGAAGCAGCGTCGATAATTGAACAGCAAGTTTCGTTAGCTGCCGTCCTGGCTTACGCCGCGACGGATCTTGCAAGCCAAGGTCAGATTGTTGCCGACGAAAGTTTGGCAGAAGCTTTAGTTACAAGCGCCATGTTGCATAACTATCAAACTTCTGTCGCTCTGGTCCTCGCGATGGATTTCTCTGTGGCTGAAACAGCATCTGAATTATTTACTGCTGAGTACGAGAGCGCGATGCTTGAGTTGGGTATGAGCGTTGACGAACTGTCTGCTGCAAGTGCCGCGCTTATGTCTACTTCTGTGGTGGCTGAGATGGCTGCGACCGCTGACACTAGACCAGAGGGATTGGCTTTGCAGACTGTGCTGTCGAACATTGAAGTAACTCAAGCCGACGTTGACACGTACAACCAAGCGCTGAGTGCAGTAAGCGGAATGGCTCAGTTATCGGGTGCGTTCTTTGCTGCTAGTCAGAATGCTGCTTTAACATCAAGCATTGATACTTACACAAGCACAAACAACATATCGATTGGTGAGTACACTGCTGTATCTTTTGAGTTTGATACCAATGAATACGTTATCACATGGGGCGCTCAGGGCGAGGGGACGGGGTGGACACAGTACACCAGTGGCAATGACACATCTGCGGAGGATTTATACGACCATGCTCAAACTCTTTACACAGGTGATTAAGTGGATGACATTGAAATCAAAGCTGGCGGATTTGTCTTTAGAGGGTGGTATATTGCTGCTGCTCTGCCTTTCATATCTGGGCTTAGTGGCGGTGTTTATTATGCTTACGATGCAATTTCTCGCTTCAATGGCTTAGAGGCATCAGTGGTTGAAGTCCTGGATGCAACCTCTCGAATACAAACCATAGAACAGACGCTAAACCAGAACAATGTGTCCGGCTTAAACACTCAGCTCTCCACCATCAGTACGCAGATGACCAACATCTTAGAACAACAGCGAACACTGATAGAACTTAAATCAAAGGTCGAACGAGCGGAGCTAATTACCAACGGCATCGACGAAAAGCTTAACCTTTTACAGGCCGACATTGACAGCACTTGGCTTGCTATCGACGAACTGGAGAAACCCCTATGACCGACTACGACACAAACGGAAACGGTGTATTAGACGCCGACGAAAAAGCGCTGATGATGGAAGATCGTCGCTTGCAGATGGAAGATGCAAACAGTCAGCGGGACCAGACGAGGAAGATGGTATGGTGGGTACTGGCTGGGATGCTCGGGTATCCCTTTTTTGTCATTGGGGCCAGTGGCGTAGGGCTTACAGACGCCTCAGATATCCTTGGCTCTATGGCCACAATCTACTTCCCCGCGACGAGCTTAATATTGGGCGCGTTCTTCGGTGCAAATGCATACCAATCGAAGAAGGATAGCAAATGATTTGTATCCGTATCTGCATTGGTCGGAGCTTTCTTTGGGTTTTCTAAAATTGGAGGTAAGTAATGTTAGCCATTATAAATAGCGTAGCTGGTTTAGCTACTAGTTATATAGACGGTAAGACTGCTGTAAAAAAAGCAGAAGCTCAAACTAAAATGAAGATTGCTACTGGTGAAATAAGCTGGGAGCAGTCAGCTATTGAAGCAAGCAAAGATTCTTGGAAGGATGAGGCTTGGACTTTATGCTTTATATTCATAGTGTTAGGTAGCTTTATTCCTGGCCTTCAGCCATACATGGAGCAAGGCTTTATTAATTTACAGGCAGCACCAAGCTGGTTTAGCTGGGCAATGTACGCCTCAATAGCAGCTAGCTTTGGGATTCGTACAATGAAAGGATTAAAACAATGAAATGGTTATTCGCATCTAAATGGTGGCTTCGTCTGATGGGCAAGAAAGCCCCAGCAAAACTTGGAAGACCAAAGGGTTCTAAAAACAAACCTAGAATGCAGAGGGTATCAAAATGAAAAAGAACTGGGAACCATTTTTTGAAATGTTAATCCACCATGAAGGCGGGTTCACCGACGATCAGCGCGACAAGGGAAACTCAAAAGGCGATGGTCATGGCAACGATGGAAGCACAATGCTAGGCGTCACATCTTACAACTGGGCTAAGTATACCGGCCAGCCGGCACCAAAAGATGTGATGCGAAAGCTGACAGTTGATGATGTGAAGCCGCTCTACAAAAAGAACTATTGGGATGCTATAAGAGGGGACGATCTTCCATCGGGCGTGGACGTAAGCTGTGCGGATCTTTGTGTTAATGCCGGCCCAGGTCGTGCCGCCAAGATACTTCAACGCGCAGTATCTGCAAAGGCTGATGGGGCTATCGGTCCACAGACTGTCGCAGCGGTCTTCGACTTTGACGCGACAGATGTTCTGCATAAATATTATGATGGGCGCGAAGCGTTCTATAGAAGCCTGGATGACTATAAGATATACGGAAATGGATGGTCGCGTCGTAATAGCGAAAC